CAGCGGCGCGAGGGCTTTGCGCCGGGTTCATCCAGAGGCACAGCGACAGACCAGCTTTTGCTGGAACGGAACACCTTTTTAAAGAATTTGAGCGACAAAATGGACGCCCGACAGGCCGAGCTTGGTTTGTCAGGCTATCGTCCCGCCACGAATGACCCAGAGCTTAAACGGCTGCAAGAACAGTATGACGCCAATGTAGGCCGTGCGTTGTCTGAGGATGACATCTACGAGCGTTACTATACCGAAGCTGGCGAGGTTGACGGGCGCAACATCCAGCTACGCCAAGACATGACCCCAGCCGAGCGGCGTGCGTTATCTCCGATGGCAACTGAGGATGTACCGCGCTCTGAGCAGCGTTTGTCTGGGGGTGGCCTTATGGCGATGCAAGCCCAGCCCCAGCCTGACTTGGCCGCAGAAATCCGCGCCTATTTGGAGAGCATCCAGTGAGCATATTTGACTTCCTTTTTGCGAGAGCGGCAACGCCAGAGCAAGCCCAGAAGAACATCTTTTTGGACGCCATTGACGGCGGCGGCAGGTTTGGCTCTGGCGATGACTTTCGCGGTGGCCCGCTTGGCATTTCTGCGCTTCTCAATGCGCTTGGCGTTGATCCGTATGGTTCAACAGATGCGCAGCCGCAAGCCAAACCGCAAGGCCAAGCTTTTGCGCCACGTCCACCCAGCGGCCCAGCCAGATCGTTACGCCCCCAGCTACGCCCAACGCAGCAAATGCCTGACGAATTGCTAACCGAAAGGTTTGGCACCCAGTTTGCGCTTGGCACACCTAGCGAGATAACAACGACGGCTTTACCTCGGCGCGGCAATCCCGGCTATGCCTTTTCTCGCGGCGACAGCGCCACACCAGCTCCACCCCCTGCACCACCAATGGGAACCAGCTTTGGCAATCTCGGCAACCCTGTAGATATGAACCGCGATCTTGGCTTGCTTGCCCCACAGGTTGTCCAAGAGGTAACTGCAGCGCAGCCGGTGGACTATTTTAGTGCGGCAACGAAGTATCCAGAGTTTTTTGCCTTTGTGAAAGCAAACAAGGGTAGCGGCTTAACCTATGACGAATTAGCGCGGAAGTTCCTTAAAATACCCGAAGGCAACCCCCAATGATGTACACAAAAGTTTACACCAAGCCAAAAAAAACGGCTGGCAAAGTTGAGACTGTGGCTGACAGCCAAACCAAGCGTAAGCCCGTAAAGCGCAAGTTGCCCAAAAAGCGGAAAGCACAAAGCTGATGGATGACCTTGAGTTTAAATCTCTGCTGAAAGGCGAAATTGCGTCTGCCGTAAATCACAGCGACAGTGAATTTACAGCCGAGCGCGAGGAAACCTTACGCTATTATCTTGGCAAGCCTTTCGGCAATGAGGTTGAAAACCGTTCACAAGTGATCAGCACTGAGGTTAGCGACACGGTTGAATTTATGATTCCCTCGCTGATTAAGATGTTTACCTCATCGCCGGATTTTGTGCGTTTTCAGCCGCGCACTGCCGAGGACGTTGACGCCGCCAAGCAGGCCACCGATTTGGTGAATTTTGCCATTTATCAGGATAATCCGCAGTTTTTCGCAAAGTTTCACAATTGGATAAAAGACGCGCTTTTGTTTCGCACTGGCGCACTTAAGGTTCACTGGCTGGAAACCGACGAAGTTGAGACTGAGCGCTACGAGAGCTTAACCGAAGATGAGGCTACGTTGCTTGCGGCGGACCCGGCGGTTGAGATTGTGGCGCAGGAAGTTACAGAAGTTGGCCTTGCTGTCGGCGGTGATGATGTACCGCTTGAGCGCACGTTTAGCGTTGAGATACGCCGCAAGGTTAAAGCGGGTGCCGTTAAGATTGACAACGTGCCGCCCGAAGAATTGATATTTAGCCGCCGCGCAACTTCGCTTGAGGATTGCGATTTTATTGGCCACAGGACGCTTGTCAGGGCTGGCGATTTAATTGCGCAGGGCTATGACGAGGACGTCATTTTGCGCCACGCTGGGCAAGGCTCTGACAATACGAATGACACAGAGCGGCAAACCCGTTTTGAGGAAATCGAGAGCGGCGATGACGGCGAGGGCAAAGACCCGATTATGCGCGAGGTGCTTATTACCGAGGCTTACATGCGCTGCGATTATGACGGCGATAATATAGCCGAGTTGCGCCGCGTGGTTTGCTTGGGCGATGGCGGTGAAATTCTGGAAAACGAGCCGTTTGATAAAGTGCCGTTTTGCTTGCTGTCGCCTATTCTAATGCCGCACCGCATGATTGGCCGCAGCGTTGCCGAGTTGGTTAAAGATGTGCAGCTTATTAAGTCCACCACGCTACGCCAGCAGCTTGATAATTTTTACCTCACGAATAACAGCCGCGTAGCTGCCGTTGAGGGTCAGGTTAACCTTGATGACCTTCTTCAATCGCGCCCAGGCGGTGTGGTCCGCATGCGTGCGCAGGGCATGGTCCAGCCTTTGGCGGTCCCTCAGATTGGCAATGCCGGTTTTCAAATGCTTGACTATATGGATAGCGTTCGTGACCAGCGCACCGGCTTTTCTAAGGCCAGCATGGGGCTTGACCCGTCAACGCTTCAAAGCACTACCGCCAGCGCAGTTAATGCCACCATTCAGGGCGCTCAACTGAAGGTCGAGATGATAGCTCGCGTATTTGCCGAAACGGGTTGCCGAGAGTTAGCCGCGCAAGTTCTGCATTTACTGCAGACCCACCAAGATGCCGAAAGAACGGTTCGCATTCGTGGATCGTTCGTGGCGATTGATCCGCGCACTTGGGAAAACGGCTTTGACATGAGCATAGAAGTTGGCCTTGGGAATGGCCGCGAAGATGAAAAAATGGCGATGCTGTTGCAGATAGCAGGTAAGCAAGAGCAAATGCTGCAACAGCTTGGCCCAAGCAATCCTGTTTGTTCAGTGACGCAATACGTTGATACGCTGAAGCGCATAGTTGAGATGGCAGGCTTTGCCGACGCGCAGCAATTCTTTAACAGCGGCCCAGAGGTTGACCAAGCGTTGCAACAGCAAACGGCGCAAACTCAGCAGGCCGACCCTACCTTGGAAATCGAGAAAATGAAGCTTGAGGCTGACATAGCCTTAAAGCGTGAGCGCATGACTTTGGAAATCCAGATGCAGCGCGAGAAAGCCCAAGCCGAGCTAGATTTGCGGCGCGAGGAACTACAGGCAGAGCTTGCCCTACGCCAGCAGAAAATCAATCTCGGCGGTTCCGTATCAACGAATTTACCACAGGCATAAACACTGATGAGTTTAGCTGACGAGCAAGAGCGGGGCCGCAGGGCCACCGCAATATTAAGCGATCCTATCCTAAAGGAAGCGCTAAACGAGATTCGCAATTCCTACATTACAGCGTGGTCACAAAGTGACGATAGCGATGCGGAGTTGCGAGAACGGGCGTTCTTTTTGTTACGCGCTGTTGATGCCTTTGAGGGGCATTTGAAGTCGGTTGTTACGACCGGCGAGATGGCAACGCGGCAAATGACGGACCCGTACCGCTAACTAGCAATTAAGGAAAATTACATGGAAGATGGTACTCCGCTTGCGGAATCCGGAGTCATGTCTATCGAACAGATAGTAGACCAAAGGGTAAGCCAGAGAAACGCCCCGCCAGAGGCGGCAAGCGAGACAGCAGACCCTCCCGCCGAAGCAATCGCAGAAGCAGAGGCACCCGAAGCAGAAGAAGTCGAATATGAGGCCGTTGAACCCGATGACGGGGAAAGCCAAGTCGAGTATGAAGCGGAGACTGACGAGGGCGAAGAAGTTGAGTTTGACCTGTACGAACAGACAGGAATAATCAAAGTCAACGGCGAAGAACGCGAGATGACCGTCAGGGAAGCCTTTGACAAAGTTCAAAAAGGCGAAGCTGCAGATCAGAAATTCCAAGAAGCCGCTGAAATCCGAAAGCAATACGAGGCTAGGAATGCTCAACTTGAGCAAACCGAAAACGAGTATCGCCAAGGCATTGACGCGGTAGCCAAGCAATTTGCCCAAGAGGCTCAACAGCAGTTTGGCTATAAAGATCAATCTTATTGGGACGCCTTACGCGAGGCAGATGTTGACCAGTGGAACACTGAGAAACACGAGCTACGCGATTGGCAAGATAAGCAAGCAGTCATTCAGCAAGAGCAAACCCGCATGCACCAGCAACAAAAGGTGCGTGAGGAAGCGCGATTGTTGGAACGCATTCCCGAATGGAAAGACCCAGCAATTAGAGCGGCGGAAACGCAGCAGCTTGTCGAACATGCACAATCTGTTGGCTACACGACGCAGGAGATCACCACGTCACTGGACAGCCGCATGGTTGGCTTGGTGCGTGACTCTCATTTGCTGAAAAAGATGCTGGCCGACCAAGCCAGCAAAAAGCCATTAGCCGCCAAGAAAATCAAAGCGGCCCCCAAGATGGTGAAAAGCGGTCAACCAAAATCCAACGCCAATTCTGCAAAATCGCGGGAGCGTGCAGCTTATGCCGACTTCCAGAAATTAGGCACGCAAGACGCGGCCTTGAAATACAGAATGGCTCTTAAGGGCCTATAAGGAACTACTACTATGGCGATATATACATCGAGCACTAGTATCGGTCAGCGCGAGTCGCTTGCTGATACTATTTATCGGATTGATCCGACTGAAACGCCAATGATGGCGGCAATGAAGAAAGAAACTACCAGCGCAATCAATGAAGAATTTCAGGTTCAAGAATTGGCAGCGGCTGCAGATGACAACCACGTAAACGAAGGCGCAGATTTCAGCTATGTAAATCCCGCCGTCACTGTGCGTCTCGGCAATGTCCACCAGATCAGTGTGAAGGCCGCGCAAGTGTCCAACACTCTTGATGCTGTAGATAAAGCAGGCCGCGCTCGTGAGGAAGAATATGTCAAACTTTTGAAAGGCCTTGAGTTAAGGAAAGACATAAATAAATCCTTCTATAAGAACGAGGCCAAGTCATCTTCTGACCCACGCAAAGCTGGTAAACTGCCGTCATGGCTGACCAATGCAAGCTTGCCGTCCGACATGGCGGTTTCTGCTGGTACTGGGGCTGACGCTGCTGACTTCACAGGCACAGCGGCTGCGCTTACTTTGGCGAAAATTGATGCCGCAATGCTGGCTGCATATACAGATGGTGGAACACCCAACACGCTGATTATGTCGCCGGTTAATAAAGGCAACTTTAGTGGCCTGTCTTCTGGTTCAGTTGCGACTAACCAGATTACCAGTACCGCGCCAAAAGAGGCGTCTATCGTGGGTTCGGTTTCGCTGTACCTCAGCGATTTCGGCACGCTAAACGTGACCGTTGACCGTGCTTGCCCTGACTCGGAAATCTATCTCATCGATCCAGAGTATATCTGCATGGGTACACTTCCCGGTCGTGATTTCTCTGTGCAGGAAATGGCACCTACTGGTGATAGCACCAAGTTCGCCATCACAACCGAGTACACGCTGCTTCCAAAAGCGCCAAAAGCGCATGCTTACGTCGGCGGCTTAAACGGCTCCTAGACTACCCTCCCAAACTAACTAAAAGGGGCGCTTTCGGGTGCCCCTTTTTTATTGGAGCATTGCCAATGAAGCGACTAATCGACGCCCAGCCAGATGCGCAGAAACGCACTTATCTGCAGTACGAGAATGGCAAGGCCATGGTCGTAACTGAGCAAAAGCAAGACTACATTCTGGACCACAATCAGCGCACGTCTGTCTTGCATAGCAAGGGCGACTTTATTGGCAATACGCAGCATCATCAGGTGCCGGTCGCTGAAATGTCCCCACTGCTTTATCATGATCTTTTGCAGAAATTTGGACAACCGCACGAAAATCCCAAAGAGTGGTTTAAGTTCATCGAAAGCCACAAAAAGCTGAAAAAGACTAGCGCGAGGCTTATCTAATGGCGTTTGATTCATACACGGCGTTGAAGGCCAGCATCGCCAGCTTTTTGGCGCGTGATGACCTAACCGCGCAGATACCCGATTTTATTGCTTTAGCCGAGGCCAGAATGAGCCGTGAGCTAAAGACCCGCACCCAAGTTAAACGCGCCACGGCGGCAACTATTGCCAACACCGAGTTTATCATTCTGCCCACCGATATGCGGCAAGTGAAAAACGTGAAGCTAAACAGCAGCCCAAACAAGCAGCTAAACTATGTAACGCCTAACGTTTATTACGAGCGATACCCCAGCACAGGCGGCGGTACACCATCCGTATATACCGTCATTGGCGCTGAGATTGGCTTTCGCCCCATTCCCGACTCTGTGCAAACTGTCGAGATTATCTATACCGACGAGATAACCCCTCTGTCGGATACTGTGGCAACCAATCGGGTGCTGCAGCAACACCCAGACATTTATCTATATGGAAGTCTGGCCCAAGCTCATGCGTTTCTAATGGATGACGCAAGGGCAACTCAATATGATGGGCTGTTTACGCGCATCATTGAGGAAATCAAAAACCAAACCGATGCAGAGCGCTTTAGTGGCTCCTTAAGCATCTCAACAAGCTATTCAGGAGCATAAACCATGTCAGCAATGAGCGACTATCTGGAATTAAAAATACTCGACCACATAACAGGCCGCACGGCGTATACAAAGCCCAGCGCTGTGTATCTCGGCCTATCAACTGGCGATTTCACCGATACTGGAAGCGGTTCGTCGGAATTAAGTGGGTCGGGCTACGCAAGGGTAGCTGTGGCGTTTGACGCGGCGGCATCCGGTGCCACCTCAAATACCAGCGCGATTGACTTCCCAGCGGCCACCGGCAATTGGGGAACGGTTTCACATTGGGCGCTCTTTGATGCATCTACAAGTGGTAACGCGCTCATCGTAGGATCGTTTAGCGCGAGTAAGACCATCGAGACAAATGACGTCTTGCGTA